CAGGGCCCGGTGGTCGGCACCTCGGTCTGGGGCTCGCCGTCCGGGTCGTTCACCGCGATCTGGTCGAAGAAATGCCAGTAGGGCTCATGCACCATATCCGCCACCAGCTCTCCGTACTGCCCGGTGGTTTTCACGACGTTCAGCGATTCGAAGAGCACGGTCCCGACGGGGTATCCAGCCAGCGAGACGCTCAGGTCGGCGCCGCCCGCCGGGTTGCTCATGGGGACGGTGCCTGCCATGAACGCGTGGCTGTTGTAGGTGTTGACGTAGCCGTTGAAGATCGTCTGCAGCTGGCTCTGGGGGATGTACTTGAAGTCGAGCGTCCGGCGGACGCGGATCCTGCGCTGGACCAGGTTGTAGGGCATCCCCTGGCGGCCCGGCAGGATGGCGTAGCCGCCGATGTCGGACGGGCTCAGGCCGTTCGCCCAGGTCGGATCCGGGTTGGTCAGCGCGCTCGAGCTGTGCTTCTGGCGCAGGCGCTCGGTCGTGCGGAAGGACGTGCTGTAGTCGACGCTGATGTCGTACGCGATGTCCACAGGGGTCGAAGGCCCAGGGGGCGTGGCCTGCTCCCACCACTTGGTGCTGACGTGGAACGGAGCGAACCAGGTGTAGGTCGCCTGGACCTTGCCGTTGCTGACGAACTGCAGCTCCTTCTTCACCAGGGTGCTGAACTGCATCCACAGCTTGGTGTTCGGATACCAGTCGACGTAGCGCTGGCCGGTGTAGGGCATGGCGCCCTCGTTGATGGCCAGGCGGAAGTCCTCCTCGACGAACCGGACGGTGCCCTGGATGGGACTGCCGCCCTCGACCTTCCGCTCGACGATCCAGGTTTCGCTGACGAGGTTCGTCTCGCCCATGTCCCCTTCGGACAGCTGGTGACCGACGTAGTAGGCGTTGAAAGACGTGGTGCTGATCTCGGGATGTGGCATTAGTTGAAGAGCCTCCGGCCGAACTGCACGAGGCTGTCGACCGTGTTGTACAGGGTGACTTCCTTCAGGATGCCGGTCATGGTGCCCCAGCTGGCCATCCTGGCGCCGGTCGCCTCGGCCATTCCGCCGACGCCTCCGCTGGCCATGATGAGCTTGTCCATCCAGGGAGCCTGGTTGTTGTTCTCGCGGTAGGCGCCGAGCCAGAACCTGTCCGCCAGGCCGAGCGGAGCCTTGCTGCCCACGCCCTGGCGCCAGTACCTGCGCTGGGCCATGGCCGTCTGGCGGTCGGCACCGAAGTTGAACCTGGTGATGTCCTGGGTCGAGCTGTACCGGCTCTGGTAGCCGCCGTAGGCCATCGCCGCCGCGGCCACAGGTGCGCCTGCCGCAAGGCCGAAGCCTCCCACGCCCGCGAACCTGCCCATGCCCATCAGTCCTGCGAACCTGGTGAGGCCGCCCAGGGGGCCGCCGCGGTCCAGGGTCCTCTGGGTGAAGGATCCGATTCGGTCGCCCATGCCGCTGAGGCCGCCAATGGCGCCGCCGGCCATGCGGCCGATCCTGCTCTGGGCGAACCCGGCCAGTGCGGCATTGCGTCGGTTGAACCTTTCTCGGAGGACGCCGGCCTGCCTGCCGTACAGGTCGGACGCGGTCCGGCTGCCTGCCTCGCGGGCCATGTTGGCGGCATCGTACAGCGCGTTGGCCTTGCTGAAGAGAGGCTGCTGGAACCTGTTGAACAGCGCGTTGGTGATTGGATTTCCGCGGATGGCGATGGCCCGATTCATGGCGGTATAGGCTGCCGGAGGAACCGCACCGGGATTTGCAGCCAGCTCAGCCAGGCGTCCACCCCGGCCCCGGCCCACAGCCGCACCGGCCGCTGCCGCCGCAGCCACTGCCGCCACACCAGGTCCTGCACCGCCGCCATGGGGGTTGACGAAGCCACCTGCGGCACCGGATGCACCCGTGGGGCCACCCCCGGACTGGCCGAAGGATCGCCCCGACACCTGGCTGCCGATGTTGTTCAGGCCTGCGGCGACACCTGAAGTGTCCACCACCGCGCGCAGGACGATGTCTGAGATCGACTTCTTGGCCATTACCTGCTCCTCCGCACGCGACGCTTGGGCGTGTACTTGCTGCTGTCAGTCACTGCCGCGGCGACTTCCTGGCTCAGGTACTCGATCGCTGCCTTTTCAAGCTGGGGGACGATCCCCTGGTACCAGTGCAGGGTGTACCTGGGAGCCGACAGCGACTGGCCGCCAAGACCCAGGCGCCAGCCCTTGCCGCGGCGGCCGGACTTGGCACCCTTCCTCCAGTGGCGGTGGCCCTGCTCGTACCAGCGGCCGAGATTCGCCTCATGGAGGGGCCAGCCGTTCGCCTTGGAGCTGTAGCGAGGGTAGCTGTACTTGCCCTGGCGGCCGTGGCTGTCCGAGGTGACCTTCACCCCGCTCAGCACTCCGACCGCGCAGAACGTCGCCGAGGGCTTGATGGTCTTCCACTTGCCCTGGTCGTTCTTCACGCGGCGGACCTTCGTGCGGCCCACCTTGAAGTCGATGCTCTTCGCCAGGGACTCGTTGCCGTTCGGCACTGCCCCGGCCACCTTGCCCTCCGCCCAGCGGCCGAAGTTCACCATGGCCGCCCGCTCGATCCGGCGACGGACCTTCTGGTCGAACCTGAAGAGGTCCTGCATCAGCTGGTTGAGGGCGGCTTGGTCGATTTCGAAGCGCATCGCGGATGGCGTCCCAGTCGGTGTTGTCCTGATCCAGGGCCAGCCAGACGACGCTGAGCTGATCCAGTGGTGCCTGTACGAAGGGGCGGGCCAGTCTCAGGACTTGGAGACTGGCCGGGTCAAGTCCTGGGATTCACCGTAGAGCCGGTCGATCTCGGCCACCAAGAAGTTGATCAGGCCGCCGTCGCAGGCCAGGACCTCGTCCTGGGTGTCGAAGACCGGCTTGCCGTCCTCGACCAGGTGGTTGAAGACGAGCCAGCAGCTGAAGTGCGGGTCGCCCTTGGCTGCCTCGGAGACGGCCTGGGCAAGGTCCGCGACCGAGGGCCGGCGAAGGGTGAAGGTGTGGTCCTGGATGGAGGACACGTGGTTCTTGAGGGTGAGGGCATTCTTGATGGACATGGATCAGGTCTCGTTGCTGCCGGAAACTGCCGCGGTGCCGTTGATCGTGATGGGGCCGGACACCTGGATCTGAATCGAGCCGCGGATGATGTCCTGGTTGCTGGAGACGATGTCGAGGCCGGTCAGGAGGCCGGTGCCGGAGACCGTGTCGCCGGTCGCCACCGTGAAGACGAACGCACGGGGAGTGCCGCTCAGGTAATCGGCCACGATCGAAGAGTGGTTGGCCGTGTTGTAGTAGATGTCGGCCGTGACCACCGACGTCGAAACGCCGGGCACGTGGTGCGTGTTGGCGGACCCGATCTGTGTGACGTCCAGGGCAGGCCTTGCGGCGCTGACCGAGACGGTTCCCACGGCATCGAGGACGGTGGCGTTCCAGGAGAAGGTCGAGACTGATGCGGTGTATGCCGGCATGGGTGGTTACCTGTAGACGATGTAGAACGAGGTGCGTGCGGTATACGTAGGCGCTTCGTCGCCAAGGGTCGGCACAGGCGCCTCGAGGATGGACAGGAGGTTGTAGACCCCCATGAACGACAGGCTGCTAAAAGTGCCCGTGCTGATCTCCTGCTCGACCTCCGCGGACAGCGCCTGGGCTTCCTCCGCGGTGAAGGCGGTGGATCGGATCTCGACGTCGGCGCGCCGGATGGGCGTGGCACCGATGCTGATCGGAATGTTGCCGCTGACGGTGAACGTCACGCAGGGGATGGCTCCGCCCTGGGGTCGGCCGCCGTAGGTGATCGCGCTGTTGGCGATCCCGGTGACGCCGTGCAGCATGGTCTTGATGGCGAGGGGCAGGCTCATGGCTGGATCTCGTAGGCCTCGATGACGGCCACGCGGTCGGCGAGGCCCTCGTTGGTGATGCTGCCGATGCGCAGCGTGATGTCGCCCGGCTCGATGAACAGGCGGTCGATCTCGGTCAGGTTGCGCTCCTGGACGGAATCCCAGCGGGCGCGGACCTCGTAGGTGCGGGCCACCGCCGTGCCGTCGCCCCACTCGACCTCGGATGCTCCGCGGTCCTGGAGGCTGCAGCGGAAGGTGCCTGCGGACGTGCTGAAGTCGCCGTCCCTGCGTCCGAGGTTGTCGAACGAGGACTCGCGCTTGACCGTGGCACGCCACTGGAGTTCGCCGCTGTTCACGAGAGGCTGCTCCTGACCTTGAGGTTCTGCAGGATGAACTCGGCTCCCATCGGCAGCGGGCCGGATCCGCCGGTCAGCTGCAGGGCCGAGGGGTTCTCGTAGAAGGTGCCGATGAGGGCGATGATCGCGTGCTGCAGGTCGGCAGGGACCTGGCCGTAGCCCACCTGGTAGGTGACCTCGATCTCGGTGCCGTCCTTGATGGAGGGCTCCCTGAGGAAGTCGATGAAGACGGACGGAGAGTCCTTCCTCGAGATGAACCAGTCGGCCGAGGGCATCGTGGTCAGCGTGCCGCCGGTCGACGTGTACTTGACGCTGTCGACGGAGATGAAGGGAGAACCCTCGATGCGCGTCCTCACGAACGAGCCGAGGTACTGCTGCTGCTGCCTGGGGCAAAGGCTGAGGCCGGTGTGGTTCTCGACCAGCGAGATGACCGCGTCGCGAAGACGCAGGAGGTCCTGGTCGTCGTACGTGGTCTCGATCTTGAGCGCGGTCTTGATCAGGTCGAGTGTGATCATGGTGGTCCTAAAAGCCGGGCCTGGGAGTGTGCCCCTCACCCCCAGGCCCGACCAGAAAGGAAAACTCAGAGGACGATCGAGGCGAACGCGTCGGGCTGGACGAGGACGCAGTCGGTGCGCAGGCTCATGATGACCCGGGTACGAAGCGCCTGGGCGTTGGTGTACGGGTCGAGGACCATCTCCATGCTGCCGCGGTCGTAGATCTCGAAGAACTCGAACGCGCCGCACACGACCGGCTGCTTGCCCGCGTCAGCGGTGAGCGGAGCCGGCATGAACTGGTTGATGGTGTAGGGCACAGCATAAATCGTGCCCGGGACACCGTCGCGGATGTCCGAGAAGCGCTCCGACGGCTTCCAGAGGTACTCGCTCGAACCGGCCGCAACCTTGAGCTTGCGGATGGTCTTCAGCGTGGTGTCCGAGAACATCATGCGGAACGACGGCAGGGCGCGGTAGGGCGGGGTGACCTTGTGTACCATGTCGATCAGGTCGTCGCCGGTGATGTCCGCGAGGGTACCCGCGGTGCCACTGGCGGCCTGCTTCTGACCCGCGGCGATGAACGCGAGCAGGCCCGTGGGAGCCGAAGCCGAATTAGTGTACTCGTCTTCCAGCTTGAGGCCCATGGCGACCGAGCCCTTGTTGATCAGGTGCTGCACGCCACCGATGGCATCTTCGCGGTACTGACGCGACCAAGCCATATTGACACCGTACGCGAAGTCCCCGACGGTGATCTGCGTGCCGAACGTAGCGTTGGACTCGGTGATGTCCGAATCTTCGGAGACCTTGTAGGCCGTGGGGAGGGCGTCCTCGACCACGATCTTCTGGTCAGCGCCGACGGTGCGGACCGTGCTGAGCGCGCGCATGACAGAGAACTGCTGGAGCTTCTGGACGATGCGGTTCTGCCACTCGACCGGAATGCCGGCGTTCGTGGTGCTGGTGAGCATCGTCGCTCGCTCTTCCTTGAGGCGCTCGATGCCCCGGACGTCCCAGTTCACGAGAGCCTTCGCGTAGCGCTCCGCGTACTGCTTCTCGGCATCGGTGCCGCCGCGGTTGACCGCGCCGCGGGTGTCGACCGCGAGCTCGTTGCCACGGGCCTCTGCCTTCGCGAGGCGCGCCTTGGACGCCGCCACGCCGATCTTCTCCTCGACGGCATCGAGGTCGAACTCGAGCTTCGAGCACTTCTCGCGGAGTTCGCCGCAGGCCTTGCGGTCGAAGTCGGAGGTTGCGTTTGCGGTCTTGGACTCCCACTGGTCGAGCATGCTGCGAAGCTCGCCGGTGAGCCGGTTGCGGGTGTCGATCAGTTCGTTCAGGTTCTCAGCCATTGGTCTTGGTCCTTGCGATGCGGATGCGGATGCGGTCAGCCCAGTTGTCGTCTGCCATCGACCGCAGGGCTGCCGTAGTCTGCGGATACGCGGCGTCAATCACGAGGGAAACTTCACCGAGGCTGACGTCGATCAGCTCGCGCCGCGAGTAGCCCTGGCTCCACTCGTCCTTGCGGACGTTGAAGCCGAAGCTCATCTCCCCCACCAGGCCGGTGGCAAGGAGCTCCCTGGCGTCGCGGCCCAGGGTGGTGTCGGGGAGGGTGGCCTCGAAGGCCAGGCCCTTGTCGTCCTCGCGGAGGACCAGGCTGCCGTTCCGAGTGCGCGCCAGGATCTGGTTGCCCTGGTGCTGCCACAGGAGCTTGATGTCCTGGGAGCCGTCCTGGAGGGAACGCGTGAAGGCGCCGGGCCTGATCACCTCGGTGAAGGTGCGGCCGCGCTCATGGAGGGTCTGGCTGGGCGTGTTCCAGAGGGCGGCGTAGCCACCCACCTTGCCGCCGTCGAGCTTGCCCTTGGCATAGCGGATCTCATGCATCCTCGAGGTCTCCTGGGCTGTTGCCTTCGCTGGTGTCGATGCCGGCGTTGGACTGGCCGCCGCCGGTGCCGAGGTTGAGGGCCTGGATGAATTCGTCGCCGCCCTCGACCTCTTCGTAGTCGATCCAGTCGCGGGCTTCGTTCCTGGTCAGGATGCCGGCCTCGATGGCCGTGCGCATGGCGGTCATCGTCTCGGAGATGCCCGGACGGACTACCTCGTCGATGTCGATGTAGGGCTTCTCGCCAAGCTTGAGCTCGATCTCGCCGGCCATCATCTCGAGCCAGTGGACCAGGCAGCCGTTGAGGTAGGCCTTGGACATCCACTCCAGGCTGCCGTAGGCGTTGCCCTGGGTGGAACCCAGCATGGCGGCCGGAATGCCGAACACGCGGCCGACCTCCTCGACGGAGTAGCGGCGGGAGTCGTTCAGGGCCGGGGTGATGCTGCCGGCGAGCTTGTCGACCCGGACGTTTTCCGAGACGACGAGGGGCTTGCCTGCGTTGGCCGCGCCGGTGTGGTTCTGGAGGTACTCGGCCTGGATGGCCTTGCGGGCCGCGGCGTTGATATTGAGCGGGTGGGTGATGACGGCCTTGTCGCTGGCCGTGCCGTTCTGGACGGACTGCATCGTGGACTGCTCCGTGAGCAGGCCGATGTTCACCGAGTCGCTGCACATATTCAGCGGCGACTGCCCCCAGAGCCCGTCCATGGCGAACGCCCTGAAGTGGAGGACCTGGCTCGGCTGGAGGACCCCGTAGTCCGTCGAGCGGTAGGTCGGGCCCGCCGGGTTGCTGGTATCGAGCGCGACGCTGCCCACACGAAGAGGCGCAAGCTCACCGATCTTCCCATTGAGCCTCCGGTTGATTAGCAGGAAACCGTTGCCGTAGACCAGGGCCTGGAAGATGGCCTGGCGCTTCAGCTCGTACGCCGAG